TACGTCTGTGCGAACACGATAGCCTGCTTTGCGCAACTCACTCATGCGAGCACGGAGGTTCTTGATGCCATACAGTGAACGTGCCTGTGCCTCGCTAAGGGTACGGCCGGTGCCACGAAGATGGTTAACTAGAAACTCGGTTTGGGTGGTTGTAATAGTAGTGAATGACATAAAATAAACTCCTTGTGTTTTTATGCATCTTAAAGTATAACACGCGGAGATCGGTATGTCAACGGTGTATTTTACCGTTCTGCGATGTTGAGTTTACGATATACGTTCTGTACGCCCACAGCCTGCCGAATAGCATCTTGTAGTGCATCATGTTTACTGCCTTGTGGCATTTCCGGATCATGACCTAGGTCAAATAATGTGCGAGTATCCTTTAATTGCCAATAGTTCCACGGCAATGGTTTGTTTAATTGGCGATAGATATTTTCCAGTATGACCAAATCAAAAGTAGCCCCGTGGCTCCAAAAGGCACTACAGCCCCAAGCAAAACGATGGAACTGGTCCATTGCATCTACCAGCGGAATACGGTTATCTAGACTAAATGCTTCTTCCATAATAGCAGGGTCCTGCTTTGACCACCAGTCTATCGTTTTTGGATCTACTTCACGTCCTAGAGTATCTTGATCGTCGAGATCAATACGGAAGTAGATACTATCGCCATATCCAGTGCTATAAGGATCAAAATGCACTGCTCCTAAACTAAGGACAACAGCGCTCGGTGAGACAGCCAGTGTCTCCATATCTACCATTAAATGTTTAGCCATTATACAAAGTCAAATAGATTGTCAAAGTGTGATGAATAATTTGAGTATCGATTTAATGTATCTTTAAATCTTTTGCTTTTTTCGTTATGACAGTTAGCACATAATACCACTAAATTGTCTTGGTCATTGTTGTGTCTGTCGCCATCCCAATGATCTATTGTCAAACTAGGTGTTGTTGGATCACCGCATTTAAATCCACATCGAGCATCGACATTTTCACAACCTCCTCGAGATTTTATAAAAGCATCTCTTTCTGCTTTACCGACGGTTCGATGGTAGCTACAAAATGCTTTCCATTTGTAACCCGGAGTACCGTCGGTCTTTATATATTTGTTATGATACCCTACTTTGTTAGTACAATCAGTCTTTGCACAGGTTGGAGCCCATAATTTATATGTAGATGCCATTGCATTCCTTAAATGATGTTATGATTACTGTTTGGATTTTTTTAGTAGTCTATCTTTACGCCAACCTTCGCGCATTTTTTCACGTTTGGCTAGTTCTGCCGCATCTGGGCTAATAGGTACTGGATCTTTTAATACTTCTATATTTTCTAGTGTAGGAAGAAATGCATCATATGCATTGGTGTTCAGTTCAAACCCAATAAATTTACGACCCCATCGTAGAGCAGTACGCCCAGTGGTCAATCCGCCGCCAAAACAGTCCAGAACGGTGTCACCTCTGTTGCTGGAGTACATTATGAACTTTTCGATAAAGTCTTCGCTGAGTTGATTCTTATTTTTTATCTGGCCTGGATTGTGTGCCCTTGGCATATCTTGTACACTAAGACGATCGTGATAACTGTCTTTTTGATCTGTGTATTTCCAATTGCTATTGAATGTACGTTTCAGTTTGCCCTTATTGGGTTTTTGCCAAAACAATACATGATAGTGGCTTGATACAAATTTATTCTTTGTACTAACTCCAAAACTGTATTTGGCAATGATGTGGTTAATTTCTTCTAAGTCTGTAGAATGCAGTGCATTTAAAACATGATGCAGATTGGTATATCCACTAACAATATAAAGACTACCACCGGGCCGCAACACCCTGGCACATTCGTTTATCCACTCTTGGCTAAATTGAGCGTACTGTGACAACGGTACATCAATATATCCAGGCACTACATTGCTTTCATCTCTATGATAATGAACATCTAGTTCATCGCCATCAATACCGTATGGCGGGTCTGTAAAGATAAGATCTACAGACTCATCCTTGACATGCTCGCGCATGCCTTCGATACAGGATTGATTATAAACCTTGTAATCTGACATATTAGAATTGGCTTAAAAAGTGTCGTTGAAAAGCAATCTTTAGTTCTTTGTAGTTAGAATTAGCCAATGCCTTTCGACCTACAAGATCCGGCGGACCGACAACTTCATGGAAAAGAGTTGATGGAACATTCTTTGCTTCAATGCCATCCCCGCCAAACTTGAGATAAGGAACAAGATCGGTAGTTTTAATCACGTGGATACTGTTACTGTCGGCAACCAAAAGAAATTCTGCATATGTTGCCGGCAAAGTTGTATGAGTATTCTTCCCTAATGAGTTCATTAACTTCAAAGTGATTGTATGTACCGTCGGTAGTCCGGTGTTTTTATTTGTTTTGTTGAGTTTATAATTAGCAATAGATTGTAGTACTTTAGTTTTGTTTTTGCCCTGCTTTACAACATATTCTTTGTAGAACAACTCTGTTACAAATTTCATTTCTTGTGTAGTAGGAGTACCATTAGAATTTGGTAGATTGTCTAGAAGATGATCGCAGCCAACCATATCAACTCTTTGAATATTACCATTACTAAAGATATCCAACGCCATTTCGAGAATATCGCTTTTATCAAAACGATCTTTTGGACCATTCATAGTTTTTCCCAATGTATCAACTACTGAGAAAAACTTAACCCAATCGACATTATCTCGATTATAATCTACCACTTGTTGAATTGTTGCCATACCGCCTCGTTGAATAAATGTTGAACGTGAATATATTATAGCCGTTCTTGAGTCGGCTGTCAACCGATTAGTGCAGTAGTCTTGAGGAATCAGTACCGGCAACTCGAAGAACCAGTTCAGTAGACTCGTCCAGATCTTCTAGATGAGTATCTTTAAGATATTCTCCGCTTTCGAAGCCTTCGATGATTTCTGCCACAAAGGCATCAAGTTCTTCCTGAGAGCCTTCAAAATTATCAAAGGCACCGGGTTTAAAAACAACTTTGATTTTCTTAGTCATGCTCTAAGTGTAGCAGATATTGACAAAGGTGTCAATACATTTTTTTTGGGATTGTCTGATCTCTGAGTTTTTTCTGCCAGCGGGCCTTGGCAGCACCTTTCTTACGTTTACGTTCAGTAGTGGGCTTCTCGTAAAACATTCTGGCTCTGACTTCTTCTAATACTCCAGAATCATCAACTTTTTGTTTAAATTTCTTAAGTGCGATATTGAAAGGCATCTCTCCGCAGATAATTTTATTTCCCAACGGCCCATTTCGATTTTTATTCATAGATCTTTTACCAAAATTGTATTTAACTTTTCTGTTACAATTCTTTGTAGAAAGACCTCAACATCTGACATACGATTCAGATTAATGTAACTGTATAAGGCAGATAAGTTATCATCTTTGGTTTTATAAAAGGTATGTTTTTTTCCTAGTATGTAACCACCAAGTCTAGAACTAATTGAGCCGAGGTTATCTACATCAATGAACGTAGCATCGGCTCTGGAAAGAGCATAGAGTAACCAATCAACATTGGTTTCCCCCATGTAAAAATATATATTGATATGTTGATCTATTTGACTATTGGCCAGCCATTGACTTATTATTTCTTGATCTCGATCATCAATGTCAATTAGTAAAATGCTGTAATTGTCATTCTCAAAAAAATCCGGAGGAGTTACCAATGTGATCTTGTTCTTCATTAGACCCTTCTTTTAACTTCGCCTAGATATTCTTCTGGAATGTCATCCATTTTTACTCTACGACTTCTGGCCAATTTTGTCCAATGTTCGATGTTTAATTCTCTATGATCTAATTCGTTTTCTTCCGCCGAGTAGACTTTGGAAAATTCTCGGATCTGTTGAATTTGTTCTTCTGTTAACGGGCCTTCGTCGGGCTCATAGGCAGGTTTTTCTTCTACTGATTCTTTAGCAATTGGTTTCTCACCAACATCAGCAACATACGGATCTGGAGTTTCTTCTTCCTTGGGTTCTTGGCGTTCTCTAAAATTCTGGAAACTGATCTGACTGGCCAACAATAGAATCAAAGCCAATGGATCAAACACTACAATCAGTGCTATAATTACCCAAGTGACTGCTCGTTCTAATATTGTAGGATCTGTATCGCCGTAGATAAACGAGGCGATATATTTGATCGGTCCTACTTCGGCTTCAACTTGCCTGAGTTCTTTGGCAATCGGACCTCGTTCTTGTGCGAGGACACCAATGCGAGCCTGTGAGTTAGCAATATCATTTTGTAGTTGACCACGTTCTTTTTGTTGACTTCTTCTAAGGGCGGCGGCTCTAGTGGCGCCGGTCTCACTGGTAGATCTTGCCATAGTCTGGTCAACAGTGTCATCCATCTGTTTAAGTGCTCTTTTGGCTGCATCGACGTTCTCCCTCTCGGTTTGAATTTTACCATCAACGACTGCTAAACGATCAACAACATCCCCGCTGGGCATTGATTGATCTAAATGAGCCTTGGATAAGAATCCAAATATACCCATACTGGTGATCAACATCAACACCGTAATGGCCACAACCAAATATGTTCTAATCAGTTTTGGAGCAATGCTCCAATTTTGTTTAATCCATACTGTGGCTACAATCTTACCTACTTCTAATGAAACCCCCATAATAATAATAGGGACAACAGCACTGGCAAAAATAGCAGCAAGGCCGGCTACGCTATAATAGACAGCCACTGCCGAAACACATAACCCACTAATTAATGTTAGATAAGCAATTAATTTTTCATTAAATGATACACGCATGCATCTATTTAGTGTACTAACGCCTCATACTGGAAATTTCTTTGGCTTCTTCGTCGCTAAAAATAGGCACAGCATTGCTCTTGTGCATAGTACCAATGCCCCGAACCTTGGTCCCTGTATAGACTGGGTTAGGAGTCTGTACACACGGTGCCCAAGTAGATTCTAGGCTGGCGATACGAACAGTCTCACGACCAGGCGGTGGACCAGGATTGTAAACCAGTGGAGGAGAATTTAGGGCACGACGTTTACTGCGTTCTTCTTTTTCAACACCCTGTCGTTTAAGTAGATCTTTCCATTTGGCCTCTAGTTCTTCTGCCTGTTGCTTGGCTTCAGCACTGGCCCATTTTTTCTTGCCACGTTTTTTACCCGTAGTGGTAAGCCACGGGCCTTCAAGATGAAATGCCATAATTAGTCGTTGACTTGGGTGTAGTTGAGAACATTGCCAGATCCGTATTGGGCTTCGGCAATCATTTTGGCTTCATATCCATGGCTGGCATGGATAATGACATTGGCAGTCTGATACTGATTAAGACGAATCCAAACATTGAACTTATACATGACTGTTCCTCGAAAGTTGAATTACTGTTGCAGTGTGTATATAATACACTGAACTGCTGCCCTTGTCAACAGAATCTCAGGCGTTGCTTAAATCATACAGTCCGGTCACCCCCGGTCCTTTGCAGTTTTTGTCATTCATAAAAGTACATACCTGATTTCGATTACTTGAAGAACTAAAACTAACATGGTGCCAAGGATTGCGGGTACCAGTGGTTTTGTATTCTAACAAAAATTGATCAAATTTGATGTTGTCTCTGATCCATAATGCTCGAGTATAGTAATCTTCCTTGCTAGCAGATGAGTACTGTATATCACAGGCCTGTCCGGATATGTGTTGACTTTTTGAATTGCCAATGTTTGCTCTAAATGAGCAGGTCATGAATGCATCTGAATATTTGTTCTTAATTGGATCAAAACAGTTAATGATCAATAGTCTCAAATTATCACAGACCTGTTGCACAGTCAATCCATTTTGTGGAGCCACTGTGGCAACATCATAAGGAAATACCACGCCGGGTTGTTTGGTAACTGTTTTAACATAGTATTTTTTGCCAGTCAATGGGCTATCGTAAAGTAGTGTATCGTCAATGGAATCGTTAAGTGTAACTGATCCTGTAGTTACTGACTGAACAGTACCATTTCCTGGTGCTGCTGTGTCAGTGGCAGCAGGATTTTCTCCGGCATTCTTACCTTTATCTATTTCATATTGAGTAATAGTGCCTTCCTTAATCAATCTTTCTTGGTTGATGGTTACCGCTTGTTCGTTATCTTCGCCGTCAATTTGATTTATAGCATTTTCTTGAGGGAAAGATGGAGAATCAATTAGACTTAATACAAACACATCAGATTTTGGTGAATCATGCAGTGCGACCTTTACCCCATTGATAAAAACATTTCCACTACTGTGAACATCAAGAATTGATGGCAATGGACTGGATTTCTGGGCAACTCCAGGAACGGCTATATATGGCATACTCTCATCCTTGTTTACATTATTTAACGTAAAGCAATACCGGTGGTGCCTTGCATGTATTGATCTGCCGCATCTTTCTGACTAGGAACCATGGCAAATACATGTGATCGTTTTAGAGTAATGGTATTTTTAGCACCCAAGAACATCCAAGGAACCATGCCTAACCCGCCTTGTGGGCTCATGGTCAATGCTAGTGGACGCTCAATACAAATTTCATCTGCAGTTTCATTTTCAAATCGTGCAATCAATTCATCGCCGTTGATCAGTTTTAGACTGACAATATCACCGTTGCTTAAACCTTTATCAATTAACAATTTAATTTCCTTTTTAATTATTCATCGCCGATTAGACGGTCTAATGTCTTGTAATGATCATATGCTTTTTTCAATGCCGCAAATTTTTCCAATCGTTCAGCATCGGGTTCCTGCAGAATAGCCAATCTATCTTCGATCTTCTCTAATAGTTTACCTAGACTGCGGCCTTTCCATTTAATATCGCCTTCGAATTCGGCATCAGCCTTAACATGCAACCCAGAATTGGGGCCAATTGTAGACCAATTTGTACCAGCAGCAGTATAGAAAGGCGTGCTAGTGCCACTGGTAGTGTAAACATACGGACTGGCATGTGGATTGGTGGTAGCACTACCGGTACCGCTAGTTACATTGCCATAACTGTTTTGAAGCCCACTGGTACAATTCATGTTGTTCAACGCAGAAATATTAGCGGTAGTTAGAGCACTGAAACTAGTTAATCCTGTTAGGGCTGCTAGGTCAATTGAAGGAATAGTGGCTGTTTCTAATGTGTCAATTACATAAGGGGATTGGGGAACATATTCATTAGACATTTATATTCTCTTTTAAATATTTTTGTAGTTCTACAAATCCACCAACCAGTTGATCATTGACAAAGATTTGCGGAACTGATCGAGCAGCGGGAACCGACTCTAATAGTTGTTCCTTGGTCCACCCGTCGCCAATTCGACGTTCTTCAAATTCAATGCCTTGTTGATCCAGCAGTGCTTTGGCCTGATCACAATGTTGGCAATTGAATTTGCTCCAAACAATAGCTTTCATTTTTATCCTTTTTATAAATCTGGAAGTTCGTCATACGCCACATCGGCTGACATGGCCCCAATTACATAATTGGTGCTTTCAGATTCCTGCAGAGCCGTTTGTTTTTTTCCTATGTTCAAATGTTTGTTGAACCATGGAATAGGACTGGTTTTAGGATGGTCTGCGAGATACTTAATACCGATATCTTTGAGACGAACAAATGCTGTATAGTCTACAAAGTCACTGAGAATAGCAGCATTGAGACCAATGACAACACCCTTCTTGAACAAATAGTCTGCCCAGGCTTTTTCTTCTGCGATAACTTCCATATACATAGCATACACTTCATCACGACAAGAGTCAACAATTTGAGCAAATCTTTCGTCATCTTTTACTACATTATTGATTATCCATGCAGTCCATTCTGCATGCAATAGTTCGTCCTGTAGAATTAAACTGATAATATTGCCATTGCCAATAAAGATACGATTCTCTACCATGGCCAGACTGGTAGCAAAACTAACCATAAATCTCAGTGCTTCTAGGGCATAACTGGCATTCAGTGCCAACCAAATTGCTCGAACATGTTCAGTTTCAGGAACACCTACCGGTAGTAATTCTTTCTGACAATTTAATTTATGCAACAGGTCATAATATTTGCCTACACTGGAAGCCATTTCTACAATTTCTGTGGTATCATGAATTTTGTTAAATTCTTCTTTAGGAACACCATATACATTGCGAATAATATGACTATAACTCTTGCTGTGAATGTTGGTTTCGAAAAAACTCCAATTGCTTACCAAGGACTCTAATTCTGGAATACTGATTACCGGATTGAATACCTGGGCTGGCGCTCGTCCTTGAATACTATCCAGTGCTGTTTGTCTCAGTAGATTACTAGTGAATATGTGTTTGACTGCTTCACTGGCTTCTTTGTGATCCATTTTATCTTTGGTTAGACTGATTTCTTCTGGAACCCAAAAGAATCCGCGAGCCAATTCTTCAAATTTAGCAATCTTAGGATAACGATATTCTTCAAATCTTTGTACCGTAACCGCACCATCTAAGAACATTTTACGTTTCAAATAGTTAGTGGGTGTCTTTAAATCATATTGTAATTTACTCATAGTGTACAGGCCTCGCAATGTTCGTCGTCGATCATCTCCACCACTGGAGAATTAACCACTGTTGTGGTGGTCAGTATGTTTTTACTACCTACCTTGTCTAAAAGGCTATAATACAGGGTTTTAATCCCCCATTTATAAGCCAACATCAAATTCTTAGCAATTAACGTACCTGGAACTTTTCCATCACGAAAATGTTTCGGACTATAAAAGGTGTTGGTGCTCAGGCTCTGGTCAATATAAGCGGCCAACACCGCGGCTGTTTTTAAGTAGCCTAGACAATCCGTCTGTTCCCACATAAGTTGATAGCGGTTTTTTAATCTACGATATTCAGGAACCACTTGTACAAAACTTCCAGCCTTGGATTCCTTAACGCTGATCAACTCCATTGGCATTTCAATGCCGTTGGTGCTGTTTAGTACCACACTGCTTGACTCGACAGGAGCCACTGCCATTAGTGTGCCATTGCGTATGCCATACTGCTTCATACGTTCACGCAATGGTTCCCAATCCAAACTGGGTGTAAAATCTGTCAATTCATTTACACCCGGATTTCTACGTTCCCACGGAAATACGCCCTTACCATAATATGTATACTTGCTGCGTTCGCAAGCACCACGCTCCTGTGCCAGTTCCACGCTGATTTCAGTGAGGTAGTAGGCCTGATGTTCAATCCACCGTTTGACTTCTTTAAGAGCATCGTCTTCACCGTATTTGAGACTGCGACGAGCATGCCAATAGGCCAAGTTGGTAATACCAACACCTAGTGGTTCAAATTCACTGTTGGCCAACTTGCTTTGAATACTGAGAAAGTCTTGATAATTAAGTAGATTGCTTAGGCTACGAACCAGTACACGACAGGCTTTGCGCATTTGTTGTGGGTCTTTAAAAGCACCCCAGTTTATGCTGCCAAGAGTGCAAAGAGCAATTCTCCCCTCAGTGTCTTCAATTCTCTGGAAAGGACGGGTGGGTAAAAGTATCTCGGAACAGAGGTTCGATTGATATATTGGATCAGTAGTTGTGTCAAACGGCCCTTGAGCGATGACGTTGTCGATATTGACAAGATATATTCGCCCAGTGTCAGTGCGCTCTTTAAGGATGCCGTTTTTGAATATTTCATCCGCTGATACGCTCTTCTTTTTAATTTTCTTATCGAGTTCATATTTTGTATATAGTTGTTCAAACTCGGTACTGTTTCTATAGTACGCTTCATAGAGATCTGGCACTTCATGCGGATCAAACAGTGTGATCATTTCCTTGTTTTTGTAGCGGCGCCAAAAAAGAGCACTGACTACCACGCTGTAATCCATTTGACGAACACGAGTTTCCTCGGTGCCTTGATTATTTTTCAGCACAATGAGATCTTCAAATTGATAATGCCAAATAGGAAAAGTCACCGTACAACTGGCATTGCGAATACCGCCTTGACTGCAAGACCTCAAATCTGCGAACCATTTCTTTAAAAAGGGTATCATGCCCGTATGCTTGATTTCACCGTTGCGAATTGGGGCGCCTAAGGGGCGAATTCTGCCAATTTCCAGGCCAATTCCGGCTCGTTTTGAAGCATATTTGGCCATCATTTCGCCGGCTGCAAAGATACTGTCCAGTGTATCATCACTGGTGATCAGCACACAACTGCTGAACTGTTTGGTAGTTGTACCAAGGCCTGCCAGTACCGGAGTAGCCAGTGTAAAATGACCTTCGCTAGCACATTGGTAATAGTCTTTAACATAACTTAATCTTCGATCCTTAGGCTCATTATGAAACGCTGTGGCAGCAGCAATGGCATAGCGAATCTGTGGAGTTTCAAAGATTTGTCCTGTGGCACGATTTTGTACTAGATATTTTTCACATAACTGTGCAATGGCTGCATAGGTATAGTTTTCGTCCTTGTCGTGATCAACCAGCATTTCAATGGCGTTCCATTCGCTTTCATCATACCACTCCAATAGTTCGGAGGTATACATTCCAGCGGCCACGTTGGTTTTTACTATGTCATAGATGCGGGGAGGATGATAACTGCCGTAGACTTCTTTACGCAACATACTGACACGTTGACGTCCTGCTACATATTGATAGTTGACATTGTTGATGTCAGGATTTTCCGTTTCATCGATGAGATCCACCATGGCCTTGAGTAGTAGTTCATCAATGGTTTCAGTGGTCATTCCGTCGTGAATTTCAATCTGTGCTTTGATTTCTATCATGCTCGGACTAACGCCATCTATCCCTCTACATGCATTTGCTACCTGTCGTTGTATTTTAGAGAGATCGAGGGAAACACGCTCCCCATTGCGCTTGACCACTGTGATCATGAGATTTTGCCTTTTTATTTTTAATGAGAAAGATATTTACCTTGGAGGGTCTAGTTCTATTAGGTTTTCAAGGCCAAAAGATTCACACAATGAATCCACTGAAATTGGACCATTATCATCGTAGTTTATGACCCAAGCATTATCTATATAGACTAAATTATACTCTTTACTGTATTGACTGTCAACCACAGTTTTGATCACAATAGTTGAATCACAAAATCGTTTGGTCAGTTTCAGTGACCATCCAATCATCAATGCCCGAGTAAAATCGTCATACTTGTTTTCAGCAATGATTTCCCAAGGGCTGGGCCAACTTTGTCGATGATATGGATCCACTTGTTGATTATGTGGTACGAATGGAGCGGTATGCCAGAAATCCCAAACTTCTTGTAAGGGATTTGCAGACTGTTCAAGTTGGGTTCTATGGGCAAGCCAAGATTCCAATCTTTTATCAACAGATTGATTAAACATTTTTATCTACGATAGTAGTAAGTTTGTTTGATATGAAAGTGTTTGTCCACTGCCACCTTGTGCCACTATCTTGATAGAATTTGCAGGTGCAGACACTGTTGCTGTCCAGGTTATCCCACCATCTGCAGAAGAATAGTCATATTCGTCTGTAATGGAAACATTAGGAGTTACACCGGAATCAATATTGATTTTCAATACACCTTTACGTGATACATTGCCGATGTTGTATCGTATATTTAAAAATTGATCATTTCCAGTAATAGGAATTTGTAATACCGTAACAGTTGAACCAGATAATGTCACTGTGGTTACTGCAACACTGTCTACCACAGCAGATCCATTGATGATTTTCTTTAATATACCTGTGGCAGTCTGTTGCCAAGCAGCACGATCAAAATAATCATTCACACTGATATTACCATTTGCTGCATAACGAATCACTGCTGTTCCTGTGGCACTGGATTCTCCGGGTCCAGGATCAGTAGAATTATTACCAACATTGATAAATTGGTTGTTCATACTGATGTGACTGGTAGCAGTAGAAGTA